GTATCCGCACTGGGCGTAACACCTTCCTGCGTCAAATGCGCATTGGCTGTTACCGTCCAACGGTCGGTAGGATCAACACCACCGGAAACGGCGGTATCGGTCGCACCATACGGCAGTTGACGGCGGAATATGATTTGCTTCCCCATATTCTTGTCCATCTGCTTTTCAGCGCCAGTGATACCAAGAACCTGAACAGGCTCCGAATGGGTGATCATCTCGCCCTTCTGTTTTCCGATCCGTGCTTCGTCGGTTGTTAATGTTTGCATACCCATTTTATTTCTCCTAAATTATAAAACCGCCTTTCGGCGGGTAATTAACGTTTTCGCCTACGCGCGGCTCTCTCCGCGTCATAAGCTTCTTGCTCTGATTGTTGCGAGCCCTGCGGAATAATCCTTGTTCCGCTTGGCATTACCGCATTAGCCAACCGTCTGGATGGTTCTGCGGGCTGCTTCTTCGTCTTGGAGATTAACCAATCTTTGTGTTGATCCAGCATTTCAGCAGCAAAGAACGGGTCTTGCGATGACGTAATCCTGGCATTTACCCGTGGCGGTAAAGTAGTTCTCCACTCAGCATAACGTGGAGTATTGATAACTTCCTGCCAACCAGGGTGTGCTTCAGTAAGCTGCGACTTGGCTTGCTCAACTTCCACCTGCCGCTCTTCCTGCCGCTTTACCTGATATTGCTCAGATAATATCCGGTTAAGTTCGGCTGGATCGACTCCGCCCTTGTTTGCCATCACTTTTGAAAACGCGCCTTCGAGCTTGTCCGCCAGTTCCGGGAATTCATCCCGCAGGTCTTTCAGTAGCTCACCAGCGTCAGCGGATGTTGATGCAACATTAGAAGTACTTTCCGCAACGACGCGCTGCTGCATTTCCTCAATGCGCTGGCTTAGTCGGCCATATCGGCCATTCACATCATCCAGGCGCTTGAGTAAATTAGGGATGCGCCCGACTTGGTTGCGTAGTTCAGCCATTTCGTCAGGTGTATCTGCTTCGACAACCTCTTCCATAACTTCTGGCAGCGTTTCCGTGGCCGGTTGTTCTGCTGGTTGTTCTATACCTCGCGCAGCATCGTAAGCCGCCTGCTCAGCGGTTTCAGGCGCCTTAATCGTTGTTTCGGTTGCTTGTTCTTTATCTACTATCATCGTGAATCTCCAAATTAAAAACACCCGCTTTATCGGGTAGTCCGGTCAGCAGCAAATAAAAAACCAGCACTAGGCTGGTCTATTCGTGGCTTACCACATTCTCCGGGGCTTGCGCGCCAGAAGGTTCTTTAATCAATCTCTATTGCAGGCTTTGGATTACCTATATCGAGATTTCGCTTAATTTGTTTAATGCGCCCACGAAGGGCGGCAGTCTTCAGTTCGTCCATGTCGCCGTCGTTGGATGCTCTCAACGCAGACAGCTCATCATTCCAGTGCGCAAGCAATTTTAGCCAAAGTTGGCAGTTCAGTTCTGCGTCGGTGAGGGTCATCTTTGGAATGCCTGTTGTAATTGAGCGGCCTTTATTGCCGTGTTTCTTGCCCTAGTCGCCTTACGCTTCGCAATAACTTCTGGTGAGATTTTTTTTCCTTTATGAGATGCACTCATTTTTGCTCTAGCTTCATCTGATTTTGCGTATCCACATCCAGCCTTGCGCGTGGACACTCGTTTCGCAATTTGCTCAGTAGTCCACTTTTTTCCAATCATCCGTAATGAATTTTGTTCCTTTAATTCTTCTGAACAGGGTTGTCTTTTTACACCCCTTTGAGGCGCACCTATTTTCTCCCGTGTTTCAACAGATACTTTACGCCCAATCATGGCCAATGATTGAGCTGCTCGTGCTGCATCTGTTGGTTTTTTACCTTTGCGAGAAATAGACATCTGAATCCTTGTCTCTTCTGAGAACACCCTTCCGGTTTGCGAAATGCTCATCTTTTTCTTTGTTTCTTCCGTATGTTTTCTACCGCTTGAACATATTGAGATAGCCAATTTGCGCGCTTCCGTTAACTTTGGCTTTGGTTTTCCTTTAAGCGCTATAGCTATTTTGGCTTTTGTTTCTTCTGATAATGGCTTGCGCTTTTTCCCTAGTTGCACAGCAGATACCTTTTTGCGCGTTGCTAATGACCTCTTAATACCCAAGCTGCTTCCCGCTGTTGGTGCAATGTTATAACCAAATTTAGCAGAGCGTATATTATCGATCCAAAATTGTTCTCGCTTAATCAATTCTTCTTTGATCTTTACATATTCAATAACTAAAAAAATTAACGCTCTTTCACCGTATCTGTTCCATGCGCGTTGCAACTTGATATTGCAATGTGATTGCCTCTTTAGATTGTTAAAATGTTGGCGTCTCCGTGCTTGTAGATTGCAGGCGCTCCCAACATAACATTTCCCATTTGCCACGTTTTCTATTTTGTAAATACCACTTATAATCTCGTTAGCCATTTTCGATCCTTTCATCGTTTGTGGTTAGGCGTATGCGGTTGTTGATGCAACCGTTTACGCCGTCATTCTATACTAATTTTGAAACGCAGTACCTGGCGCGGCGCGCCCTTGCGGCTCAAAGGCCGGGGTTGCGACTTGAGGTGTTGTTTGTTTACCAGCAAGTTGCATTTGTACCCTCAATTTCGCACTTTCTTTTGCCAGTGCTACTTTCAGCGAATCCATATTTATTGATTGCTCGCTGCTTAATTGCGAAGCCAAAAATTGTGCATCAACATTCTTTTGCCATTGCGTAAGTGCGCGCTCCATGTCCGCCTGTTGCGCCTCGAATTGCATCCGCGCCATTTCAAGCTGCTGCTCGGCCTGCATTCTCATCTGAGATTCCTGCGCCCTTGCCTGCAACTCCTGAGCCTTGAGTTCATTATTCATCTGCGCAATTTGCAGTCTCGGGTCTTGCCCGCCAGCCTGGGCGGCGGCCTGAGCTTGCTGTTGGAGCATTTGCTTCTTCTCTTCGCTCATTATCAGCTTGTCGGCGTTGAAGCGCTGTGCTTTCAAGAATTCCTGCATTACCAAAGCTGGATCGAGTTCGTACAGCGGATTTAGTGATGCTCCCAACATTTGCATCAGAATTTGAGACTGGCTATCACGCTCTATCAGCGCCGATGAGTCCCTTACCTCGACGGCAAAATCTCCCTTCATCGAATCGTCCTGGCCGTGGATCAGTATCCATTCGTAGAACCGGCCAATAATTGCTTTAGCGGCCTTCTCGTAATTCCTGAGAATGCGGCGCAGCACAGTATTACCGTTGTTATTGGTGAGCAATTGCCCTTTGTAGGTGTCCGGCGTTGATTGTCCGATCTGACCCTGCAATATCAGCGGCAACCCCACCGCGTTCTCGGCGCGTTGAATCCAGAATTGCACGATGTTCATTAGCTCTACTTGCATTGATGGGGCGATTACCCATGTAAACGCCTTGCGAATATCATCCACCTCTCCCTGCGCTGTGGTGTAATAAACCTTTTCCTTGACGCTCCACACACCACCGGCTGGCTCGATCAACCCACGATTGATTATCAGTGTCGGCGAACCTGAAACACCGGCGTTATCCATCATGTTCCGCGTGGCAGCGTTGACACCATCCTGTTCGGTACGCATCTGCCTTGCAACTCCTACGCCAGCCCAGTGGCCAGACCTGCGCTGCCACACCATCACGTCATACGGGAATTCGCCGGAGTCCAGCGGCTGCATAGTGGCTTTGATGACCTTGTTGTTCACCATCACCACGATAGCCGGGTGCTGCGTTTTGTCGTCCTCTTCGCAGCCGCATGGCGGCACGTCTTCGCCGGGCGTCATTCCGCTTTCTGCCGCGTATTCATCGGCGAAGTTCCCCGGTATCTCATCGGAAAACTCGCTTGGCTGCACGTCAATCAGCCCGGCTTCGGGGTATACCTCTTCCTGGTCTTGCTCGAACTCATAACCGGCGGTTTCTAAGTCCTCGCGCGACAGATACCCGACGTAATACCAGACGTCATACAGCTCTTTGTCGTTCGGCTTCTTGTCGTTCGGGCGCTTCGCCTCTCCGCTCTCTTGACTCTTCGGCCCCTCTTCAATAATTTCTTCGATCACATCGGCCAGATACGACGGGTCGCGGGTCAGCTCCTGCAGCTGCCTGCCGTTCAATTGGTCGTATTCGAAAATGTACTTCCCGTTGTGGATTGACTCGCCACACGACGGATCGGGGTACAGATTCCAAACCGGGATGCACTTCACCTTCGGAACCAAATCATCCTTGATGACCATCCCGATACCCTCAAGAGCTTTTGTCACCGCGCGCTTGCGGACATTCTCCGGGAACGGGCCTTTGAATACACCTGTCCCAATCCGTGCAGCGTCTTCCATGACCTGCCGGCCTTGATCGGCATACTGGCATTCCACGAGCCAGTCGTTGATCTGGTCGTTGGCTTTTTCGCATGCGTCCTCTGCCGCCTTTGCTTCCTTTACTGCAAGGTCGGCTTGAGTTACAGGCTTTTGTGCCGGGACAGGTGCAGGCTGTCCGTTCTGCCCGATTTGCATTACTGGCTGTCCGTCCTGCCCCATCTGCATCATTGGCTGGCCTTGTTCGTCGGCCACGCCCTGCATCATCACCTGGCCTGTGGCCGGATCAATCGCCGCGCTGTAGTCCGATTCGCGCTGAACCAAATCGGGCATCGGCGTAGGCCGCATCATCGAGTAATTGTTATCGTCGGTCGG